CGCCGGCTTCGGCGGCACTGAGCGCATCTATTCGGCATCTTTCTCGCCGGGTACTGACCAACAAGATTATGACCTTCAGACCATTATCGAAGCCGCGTCTTCAACTGGAACCGATGATGCCGGCCGCCCCGTGGACTTTAGCGCCGCGGTGGAGAATAAGAGAGTCATTATTACGCGCGTGTATTACAGATCGCCACGCGCCATGTGGCGATTCTATGGCTATTACGGCGGCGTAGGAGTGGTCGGCAACTATTCGACATATGGGCAATTCTCTGATGATTCTACATTCGAGATCATTCCAACATGGCAGAACAAGATGCAAGCAATTATGTATGAAGACTCGCTTTATACTAGAACTTCTCACTATTCGTATGAGATTAAAGACAATTTCCTCCGACTCTATCCTATGCCAAGTTATTGGGGCTTGGGACCGCTGGATCGTATTTGGGTTGATTTCTTTGTAGATCTGATTAATCCATGGGACACTAACGATAGATACGAAGATGGAGTACTCGGTATCAATAACGTTAACACGCTCCCATTTGATAATATACCTTATGGAAACATCAACTCTATGGGCAAACAATGGATTAGAAAATATGCGTTAGCATTGTGTAAAGAAATGTTGGGACAAATTCGAGGCAAATTTACGACAATGCCGATTCCTGGTGAAAGCGTGACCTTGAATCATTCCGAACTGCTTTCTCAGGCGAAAGAAGAACAGGAATCATTACGTGAGAAATTGAAGGAAATTCTTGATGGCATTACATATCAGGAGTTGGTGAAGAAGGATGCGGAAATGACCGAAGCTGCTGAGACCGCATTTAAGGGCTCGCCACTACCTATATTTGTAGGATAACATGATTAATGTCAGATAACGAATGGAAAAGACCGCCTGCTCCCCCTCCCCCTCTCTTCTTCGGAGAGAAGGAAAGAGATTTAGTTAAGCAGGTTAATGACGAATTAATCGAAAAAATTATTGGTCAACAAATTTTGTATTATCCTATTGATCTGGAAACTACGAACTTTCATCCATTATATGGCGAAGCCATTAAAAAGACTTTTTTGCCTCCCGTTCGCGTGTATGCTCTCGTTGAGTTTACAGATTTTTCAACGGATTATCTTGAGAGTGCTGGCGTAGATAAAACGTGGGAAATCAATATTCATTTTCATAAAAGACGTTTAGAAGAAGACCAGAATATGTATGTCAGAGAAGGAGACTTTGTGTTGTACGGCGCCTATTATTACGAGATAGTGAAGCTCTCAGAGCAAAAGAAGTTGTTCGGACAAGTGCAGCACGGATTTGAAATTTCGGCTCGTTGTAGGCGCGCGAGAAAGGGGATGTTCGATGCTACCTGATAATTTTGACTTTGCCTTGATCCCGCCCGGCGTTGATCTACAACTGTCTGAAATTGGCATGCTGGCTTCTGATATCGAAAACATTGATGCTGCCATCATGGGGTGGATTAAGGATGATTTAAAGTTAAGCGCCATCACCAATGAAGGATTTAAAGAGGTTCCTCTACTGTGGCAGGCGCCAGAAAGAGCTTATCAAGTTAAACACAACAAGAGTCTTAGAGATGATGGAGGCGCCTTTAAGTTGCCCATACTCAGCCTTGAGAGAACTGGCATAGTCAAAGATCCCGCACGAAAGGGCGGTTTTCAAGCGCAGGTTTACTCAGATAAGCACGATGGACGCACGGGCCGCATGGTTCTTGCTAGGAAGATTGTCGAGGATAAAACGAGAAACTTCGCTGTTGCAGCCGGAACACGCACAAACACTTCAGGGTCTCTTCAACAGTGGTCTCCGAGAGTAAACAAGAGAATAGTGGTTAAAACATTGAGTATTCCGATTCCGATTTATGTTAATGTGGACTATAAGATCGTCATCAAGACCGAATACCAACAGCAAATGAATGATTTGATTGCGCCATTTATGACAAGAACTGGCCAAATTAATGCTTTCATAATGCGTAGAAATGGACACTTGTACGAGGGTTTTATAGATCAAGGCTTTACTCATAACAACAATATAGCTAATTTGGGGGAAGATACGCGCCTTTTCACTTCTGAGATTACAATTAGGGTTTTGGGTTATCTTATTGGTGAAGGGACCAATGACGATAGAAATATTGTGCGCGTAGACGAGAATGTGATAGAATACATGTTTCCGCAAGAAGGGCTTGTGATAGAAGATGAAGAGGGATTTTACAAATTCACTTCCTGAACTCAAAGTTTTATTTTATTGGAGTTCCTGAAGACTTTTGAAATCCAAAATACTATTTAAAGTATGATTGCCTGCTCAATTAAGCCTATTTTTTAGAAGAGGAACCTAATATGCCCATAAGTAATTTTAAATTTGTATCTCCTGGGGTGTTTATCAACGAAATTGATAACTCCGAAATCCCCCAGCAGCCGGATGCGATTGGACCCGTAGTAATTGGTCGCTCCCGAAAAGGGCTCGCGATGCAGCCTATTGTCGTAGAGTCGTATTCTGATTTTGTGGGAGCTTTTGGCACATCTGTCCCGGGAAATGGGGGTGGCGATATCTGGAGAGACGGAAATCTCCAGTCTCCGATGTATGGAACATACGCGGCAAAAGCCTTTTTGGCCTCTAGTGTCGCACCGGTCACGTATATGCGCCTTTTGGGTCAGGAAACGTCAGCTGGTGGTACAGCCGGCGGCAATGCTGGTGCAGGATGGAAGACGACAAACCTTATGGGGAACCTTGGTATTTCAACAGCAACGGCTGGAGGTGCCTACGGATTGTGGGTTTTCCCTTCCGGAAGTAGTAACGATCTTACTCAGCCTCCGCAGTCAGTTACTCCTGGTTCGCCCGGCGGTACTATTGGCGCGGATGCAGAGCTTGCTAGCGCTGGCATTCTTGCTGCAATTTTTTATATGAATTCGGGCTCTCTTGAGCTTACCGGCGCGATGCGCCAAGGCAACGATGCGACTTTCGGCTTGACTTATGGCCGCGGCACATGTCAGTGTATTGGTTCGGATGCTAACGGCATCTTTACGGCTATTTATACCGACAGTTCAGAGGTGGAGCATAAGGTTAAGTTCGGATTTGACGATTCGGCAGAGACGTTTATTCGTAAGCGGTTTAATACTAACCCGCAACTCCTGAACGCTTCAGGAACCTTTTATCCCACATCGGATGCAATTGTTTTGGGAGAAAGTTTTGAGGGGAACGTTCGCAATTATATGGTGAGCGGCTCTTCGCTGACGAGTCAGGCCATGCAGGGTGTTATTTATGGAGTGCAGCTAAGCGGCTCTACAACAACTGTGGCGGATGTTAAGCAAGCTTCGAGAGAGGCTGTCGCTGGTTGGTTTATCGGACAGGATCTGTCCGGCGACCCTGGCTCTTACAAGCCCGCAGGTATGACGAAGCTGTTCCGACTTAAGGGCCGCGGCCATGGTGAGTGGCTGAATAGGAATTTGAAAGTATCTATTGAAAAGATTAGACGGTCTACTACGACAACTAGCGAATATGGAACATTCTCGGTGGTTCTTAGAAGCTTCCTTGATAGCGATAACCGCCCCGAGGTGGTAGAGAGATTCGATGGCTGTACATTAGACCCAGTCGACCCCAACTTTATTGGTCGCATAATTGGTGATAGATATTGGAGTTGGGACTCTAACCAGAGAAGGCTTAAGCAGTATGGCGAATATGCCAATAGGTCGGACTTTGTATATGTTGAGATGAATGAGGATGTTGAAGCCGGCGCCTCTGATCCTCTGTTACTTCCGTTTGGATATTTCGGACCGCCAACGTTTAAGCCGATTGTTTCGGGCTCCGGTACAACTGCAGATGGACCGCAGGGTGTTTTTATTACCTATAGTGGCTCAATTGCCAAGGCGTCCAAAACACCGGCTGCTGCTGCGACTAACCAAAGCCAATGGATGAGTGGGGCTCAGGGTGCTGTTCTTTCGGCTAGCCTTTACTGGCCAGTAGATCGACTTCGTCATTCTGCATCGGATGGCGGACTTAGCGATCCTACCAAGGCATACTTTGGATTCCAGAATACTAGAACATCGGGTAGTACGAGAGCCGATGCAAGCTTCGGAGACTGGAAACGTCTGCTGTATGCATCCTTCCCCGGCGACCCGGTTCCGGGCCAGAGCGCGCCACTCGCTGTCGCCGGCGCCACCGGCGTTAATGCTTGGTCGTATGTGTTCTCTTTGGATAATGTCCGAGTTGGAAATGGTACGTACTTCTACGAGTCCGGCTCCCGCGCCTCTAGCTTATCGGTAACCACTAGTTCTTATGTTAACATGTTGAACGCCGGATATGACAAGTTTACGGCGCCCTTCTGGGGAGGCTATGATGGTTGGAGTATCTTTAAGCCAGACCCGACTTATAACAATGGGATGGCTTCGACTGATACAGAAGATACTAACTACATTTATAATACTTTCCGCCGCGCCATTGATACTGTGGCGGATCCCGAGTTCATTAACATGAATGTGTTAACGGCGCCGGGCTTAACGCAGAACAATTTGACGGAACATATGATTAGCGTCTGCGAGGATCGAGGAGATGCCTTGGCACTCATTGACCTTCCGAGTGTATATATCCCGTCGCACGAGGCTTATTACAATACGAAGGCTCAGCGTTTAGGTACGACGCCACAAGCTGCATCGAATTCCCTGAGAAATAGAAGAATCGACTCCAGCTATGGCGCCACTTTCTATCCCTGGGTCCAAACTCGCGATTCGCATAACGGACGCATGCTTTGGATTCCACCCACAGTTGCAATGCTGGGAGTCCTCGGTAGTTCGGAAGCTAAATCGCAGATTTGGTTTGCCCCTGCTGGGTTTAATCGAGGCGGCTTGACTGACGGCGCCGCTGGTATTCCGATTACAAACGTCACAGAACGTCTGACTTCGGATAACCGCGATACGTTATATTCTAACCGGATTAATCCGATTGCTTCGTTCCCCAACACGGGGATTGTGGTATTCGGACAGAAGACGCTACAGGAACGTCAATCGGCACTTGACCGTATTAATGTGCGTAGGCTTGTGATTTACCTCAAGAAGCAGATTTCCATTCTGGCCAACCGAGTTCTCTTTGAGCAGAATGTCCAGGCAACTTGGAACAACTTCAAGGGACTTATTGAGCCGCTTCTGTCGAACACACAGACTAACTATGGTATTGTTGACTATCGCCTTATCTTGGATGAGACCACAACGACACCTGATTTGATTGACCAAAACATTCTTTATGCGAAGATCTTGGTCAAGCCGGCGCGCGCAATTGAGTATATTGCAATTGACTTTGTGATTATGTCCACAGGAGCCTCTTTCGATGATTAAAAAGAAACAAACTTACTACTTAATAGTGGATAAGAAGGAGAATATTTATCATGGCTGATTTCTGGAGTAGCGATTTTAATGGTACCACCGCGCTTAAAGATCCCAAGAGGAAGTTTAGATTTACGGTAAGTATGACTGGTCTGGTGGCGACGGATGCCAACTCTAATGAAGTTTGGTATGCCAAGACGGTAACGAAGCCCTCTTTTCAGATTGCCACAACTGAACATAAATATCTTAATCATACGTTCTATTATCCAGGCACCGTTTCGTGGCAAGATGTCACCTTAACCTTGGTCGATCCTCAAGACCCCGACGTCGCCTCTAGCTTTGGTTCGTTGATGGAAGCTGCTAAATATGCGGTCCCGGCCTCGTCAGCCGGCCTTACCACTATGACTAAATCTAGTTTGGGTGCTGCCGTGGGTACGGTTACAATTGCACAGTTAAACGGCGAAGGCGCGCCAATTGAATCTTGGGTTTTAAAGAATGCCATAATTACAGAAATGAAGTTTGGAGACTTAGAATACGGCGCCGACGATTTGACCGAACTCACCTTGACGCTTAAATATGATTGGGCTGCCCTGTCTGATGCCTCCGGTGGCGGACACTTCGGCGCCACCGACGAGCCCGGCGCTTAGGGCGCGGACTTAGCAAGTTAGCGCTTAACAAATTGGTCATTTGATATATAATAGATAAATACAACGAGGTGTATATTGTCAAGAAATAGAGATCGCGTGGGTGCGCAAACGCAAAATGTCGACACCCCCGCGCCAGTCGTTCAGCAGAACACGGGGGAGCCCTTCTCTTTTGTGGTTCCCACGGATATAATCGATCTCCCTTCGGGTGGGCGATATTATTCCGAAACACACCCTTTGTACGGTCATGACACTATCGAACTAAGGCACATGACTGCGAAGGAAGAGGATATTCTTACGTCGAGATCCCTTCTCAAGAAAGGCACTGCGCTTGACCGGGTAATTAAGAATTTGATTGTCGATAAAAGTATCAATCCTGATTCGCTTTTAGTAGGCGATAGAAACGCTATTATTATTGCAGCGAGAATTTCAGGATATGGTCCAGCATATGAAACAACGGTTGTGTGCCCGTCATGTCAGACACGGCAAGAATATACTTTCAATCTTGAAGAGCCCACAACCTATACGGGCGATCAAACGGAGCAATTAGATATCACGAATAACGAGGATGGAACGTTTGATGTCGTATTGCCCAAGATGCAAGTGACTGCAACGTTTAGATTGTTCACCGGCCGCGATGAAAAGATGTTAATGGAAATGCTCAAGAATAAGCCGAAAGGCAACAAGGGTCTTGAGAACAACGTCACGCGCCAGTTGGCGAATATGATAGTAGCTGTCAATGGTGACACATCCGCCCAGACCAGAAAGTATTTGGTTGACAACATTCCTTCTATGGATTCACGACACTTGAGATTGGCGTATCGTCTTGCGGCTCCAAATGTTGATTTGACTCAGACCTTTGAGTGTTCTGAATGTGCCCACGAACAGGACATGGAGGTACCGCTCTCGGCGGACTTTTTTTGGCCTGACCGGTGATTATATGGAGAGCGTTTACGAACAGTTCTTCTTCCTGAAATATTCGGGAGGATGGTCGTTCGTAGAGGCTTATAATTTGCCAGTTGGTCTCCGTATGTGGTTTGTCAAGAGATTGATGAAGCAGCTAAAAGACGAGAAGGAAGCCATCGAAAGGGCTAACAGCGGACAGAGTGGCGATTATCAAACTTTATCTGCAGAGAATCAACCTCCCCGAATGAGATGAAAGTATTTTTCAGGCAAAGTCAAAAGGCTTTGCCTTTTTTTGTGTAAAACTAATTAGAAGTATAAGTTATGCGAGGATAGACTTGTGGCCAATGGAAAATGGACAAAAGAAGATGCTGATCTTTTTGAACAAATAAATCAAAAGCAAAAAGATAA